ATCTGGCGATGTTCTTGTGCAATTAAAAAAAGAGTTGTATGAAAAGTTTGGTGCTTATCATTATGTATGTTATAGTACTGCATCATCTACAGAAAAACGACCAAAGTTTCGTTTAGTCTTTCCTCTTACTAAAGAAGTAGATGCGAAAGACTTATCACATTTCTGGTTTGCGATGAACAAACAATTCAAAGAAATTGGTGACGAACAAACAAAAGACCTTGCCCGTATGTATTATGTTCCCGCACAATACCCAAATGCATTTAATTTTATCTTTACTAATGATGGTGTCAAACTTGACCCAGAAATGTTAATGGAGAAACATTCTTATATTGAAAACAAGGGTGTAAACTTTCTAGATAGATTACCACCAGAATTACAGAAAGCAGTTGTTGAACATCGTAAAGGCAAACTAGATAATACTAATATCAATTGGTCTGGTTATAGAGATTGTCCTTTCTGGTCAAAGAAACTCGAAACAGAATATCGAACTATAACAGAAAGCGGTTGGTATTATAAAATGTATCAGATTATGGTTGCAACATCTGGTAATGCAGTATCGAAAGGTTATCCAATTACTGCTCAACAAATTGCAAGTCTATGTAAAGAGTTTGATGCAGAAACTGGTGGTTGGTATAAAAACAGAGATATGGTACGAGAAGCAGATAGGGCACTAGAATATGTCTACAGAAACAGAAACTAAAGTTGTGAAAATATTAGTTACAGGTGGCGCAGGGTTTATTGGTAGTCATTTAATGCATTCTTTGTTAACAGAAGAATATGATTTATATTGTGTTGGTATTGATAACTTTAATAATTACTATGACCCACAATTAAAACAAGATAGATGTAATGCATTTGGATTAGAAATAAGAAATTGTGATTTAAACGATTTTGAAAAACTAGATTATCTTTTTGCGGATTATGAACCTGATATTGTCGTGCATTTAGCGGCACGTGCTGGAGTTCGCCAAAGTGTCGGCAACGAACACTTGTATCATAGAGATAATATAGATGGCACACAAAATTTAATTAACGTATGTAAGTTACATAACGTCACCAAAGTAATTTATGCATCAACATCATCTGTCTATAGTGGCACAAAAACATTACCATGGACAGAAGAGATAGTTCAACCACATCAAAAAAATCCATATGCATACACTAAGTATGTAAATGAGTGTCAGTTTAAAATGTCTGGTCTACATAATATAGGTCTAAGATTTTTTACAGTATATGGACCATGGGGTAGACCCGACATGGCATTGTATGATATGACAAAAGATATCGTTGCTGGTAATCCTGTTAGGGCATTTAATTGGGGTCTAATGAAAAGAGACTTTACGTATATATCTGATATTATTGCTGGTATTAAATTATGTATTTTTAATCAAGACATACGTTCAGATGAAATCTTTAATATCGGTAGAGGCAAACAAGTCGACCTAATACATTTTATAAATAGAATAGGAATTGAATTAAATAGAGAACCAGATATTATAAAAACACCACCACATCCTGCAGACGTACTTGAAACTTGGAGTAATACATCTAAGATTGAAAAAATTGGATATCAACCAGTAGTTGATATTGAAGAAGGTGTTGCAGAGTTTGTAAGTTGGTACAAAGATTATCATGAGGTTAATTAATGAATATGAATGATTTTAAAGAAGGTATACCTATGCCTAACAAAGAGCAAAAAATAAAATTAGGTATTGTCGGTCATGGTTTTGTTGGTAAAGCAGTTGATTATGCATTTACTCATGAATTACTTGAAAAATATATTGTAGACCCAAAGTATAACTACTCTATTGACGATTTATGTAGAGAAGGGCCGACTTTGACTTTTATTACTGCACCAACACCAATGCATGATAATGGTACAGTAGATGCATTAATAGTTGAAGATGCAGTTTTAAAACTTATAGAACATACTGCGAGTATTGTTGTTATAAAATCAACAATCACACCCGATATAATTAATAGGTTGTACAATTCTATACATGACCAAGATAAAATTAGACTTACTTACAACCCAGAGTTTTTGACAGAAAATAATTCTGTAGAACAATTTATATATGCACCGCATCACATATTAGGTGGTGTATCTCCAGATGCATGTAGTAAGGTATCTGAATTTTATCAGATGTTTAGTATGTGTGTAAGTACACAATTTTTTACAATGACACCACAAGAAGCATCTTTTGTTAAGTATGCAATCAATAGTTTTCTTGGAATGAAAGTAACATTCTTTAACCAACTACATGATGCGGCACTTGACTTTAGTTGTAGTCCACAAAGAATTATCAATTCTGTATCTGCAGATAAACGAATAGGTTTTGCACATACTCGTGTGCCTGGGTTTGACGGAAAGAAAGGTTTTGGTGGCGCATGTCTACCAAAAGATATGAATGCATTTGTTAAATTTAATGAAAACTTGACTTTGATTGCCGAGTCTGTTAAAATAAACAACAAAATGCGAGAAGAGTACGAACTCGATGAACGAGAGAAATCTAACAACATAAATTTTGAGGATAAATAATATGGCATCTATAATGGATAAGTTGAAGAAAAATTCAACACTAGGAAATACTGCAGTACTTTCTGATTCTAAATTTTTTACTGAATCAGATATGGTAACTACAGACGTACCCATGATTAATGTGGCATTGAGTGGTAACTTCGATGGTGGTGTAATGCCAGGTCTTACTGTTCTTGCTGGACCAAGTAAACACTTCAAAACATCGTTTGCATTAAAAATGGCATCGTCTTATTTAAAAGAAAAGAAAGATGCAGTATTACTATTTTATGATTCAGAGTTTGGTTCACCACAATCTTACTTTGAACAATTTGATATTGACACAAAGAGAGTTTTACATACACCTATTACTAACGTAGAAGAATTAAAGTTTGACTTGATTAGACAACTAGAAGAATTAGATAGAGACGATGATGTAATCGTTGTGATTGATTCTATTGGTAACCTTGCAAGTAAAAAAGAACTTGAAGACACGTTCAATGAAAAGTCAGTCGCAGATATGTCTCGTGCAAAATCATTGAAAGGTTTATTTAGAATGACAACACCTTATTTAAAAATGAAAAACATACCACTTCTTGCAGTAAATCATACTTATAAAGAAATTGGTTTGTTCCCTAAAGACGTTGTTGGTGGTGGTACTGGTATCTATTATTCTGCAGACAACATTTGGATTATAGGTAGAAGACAACAAAAAACAGGTACAGAAGTTACTGGTTATGAATTTGTTGTTAACATTGAAAAGAGTAGATATGTCAAAGAGAAATCTAAAATACCTATCGCAGTATCATGGGAAGGTGGCATAGAAAGATTTAGTGGTCTACTTGATGTTGCACTTGCTGGTGGTTATGTAGTAAAACCTAGTAATGGTTGGTACCAAGTAGTCAACAAAGAATCTGGTGAAATGATTGGCAGTAAACTAAGAGAAAAAGATACTTTAACAAGTGAGTTCTGGAATCCTATCTTTGCTGATACAGACTTCAAAGAGTTTGTTAAAAGTCAGTACTCGATTGGTCTACAGTCAAAAGTAGATATGGAAGAAATCGTTAGTGAATGATATCGTAGATAAACTTAGTGAAGGCATTCACTATGAAATTATTCCAAGTTCGTTAGATGAAAAGGGTTGGGACGTAAGACTACTAGAAGAGTTTCCTGAAACTGTTATACGTTATGGTAATGTTGCATTCGATGGTAAACAAGATGCACTTACTTTTAACTATAATATAGTTAGCAGTCCTGACCCTGAGTTAGAAATAGAAGGCAACTTTGAATTCCAAGAGTACTGTGGGAGAATACTAAGTAATATTATAGAGGCATCTATTGCCGATGGGTCAATGATGGCATGGGACAAAGAGAATGAAGAAGTTCTTGCAACAAAAGAAAATTTAGAATGGGCAGAAAATGAATATAAATCTAGAACAGACGATACTTAGAAATCTTCTTACTAATGAAGAATACACACGTAGAGTATTACCATTTCTAGCACCTGATTATTTCGAAGGTGTTTACAAAGACTTATTTAAAGAAGTTGCAAAGTTTGTATCTAAGTATAATAAGATACCAACACTTGAATCATTTAAAATTGAAGTCGATGAAGGTAACAGATTAAGTGAAGAAAACTATCGACAAGCAATTGAAATGTTGCCTAATATTTTTACTGCTGAATCTGAAAATCTAGACTGGTTAGTTGAAAGAACTGAAAAGTGGTGTCAAGACCGTTCTGTATATAATGCAGTTATGGAATCTATATCTATCATCGATGGTAAACATGCAACACTTCAAAAGAATGCAATCCCTGATGTTTTATCAAAAGCACTTGGTGTTTCTTTTGATACTAATATTGGTCACGATTATCTTGAACAAGTAGATGAACGATATGATTATTATCATGAACAAGAAGAACGAATACCATTTGACTTAGAAAACTTTAATAAAATAACTAAAGGTGGTTTACCAAATAAAACGTTAAATATCGCACTTGCTGGTACAGGTGTTGGTAAATCTTTATTCATGTGTCACTTAGCATCTAATATATTAGCACAAGGTAGAAACGTTTTATATATTACTATGGAAATGGCAGAAGAAAAGATTGCAGAAAGAATCGATGCTAACTTATTAAATATACCAATCGACCAGATTGAGAATCTATCTAAAGATATGTTTAAAGATAAAGTATCTCAGATAACTGCAAAGACAGATGGTAAATTAATTATCAAAGAATATCCAACAGGTCAAGCAAACACTTCACACTTTCGTGCATTACTCAATGAATTAAAACTTAAGAAAAACTTTATACCAGAAATAATCTTCGTTGACTATCTAAACATATGTGCATCAAGTAGAATGAAGATGATTGGTGGTAGTATCAACTCTTATTCTTATATCAAGAGTATTGCAGAAGAAATGCGAGGTCTTGCAGTAGAATTTAATGTCCCGATTATGAGTGCAACACAAACAAACAGAAGTGGTTTTACTAGTGATGACCCTGGTCTAGAAGATACTTCTGAATCGTTTGGTTTGCCAGCAACTGCTGACTTAATGTTTGCATTAATATCAAATGAAGAATTAAATACAATGGGTAAGATACTTGTTAAACAATTGAAAAACAGATATAACGACCCAACTAAATACAATAGATTTACACTAAAAGTTGATAGAAGTAAAATGCGATTAGCAGATGATGATAATCAAAACGTTGTAGTAAATAATGATGATACACCTGTATTTGATAAGTCAACATCAGGTGAACGAGTGAGTTCAGAAAAATTTAAAGATTTTAAATGGGAATAGTAGATAAAGTAAAAGACACATTATGGGGAGCGCCAGATAAAGGTATATCTGGTGAACCAGACCCAGAAGAATTAAGTGTTGACAATGCATATAAAACTAGATGGATATGGTATCATACTATCTTAGGGATTGAGTTGTTAATAGTTATCTTAATACAGTTAGCAATATTAGTTGTGTTAGCAGTAAAATTATAGGAGAAAATATGGCAGATATAAAAACTGTTGTGACTACATATGGAGAATACATAGGCGAAATCGAAGAAGGAGCAGATGTAATCAGATTAAAAAACCCTAGAATGGTTATACAATCTCAAGAAGGTTTTGGTTTTGCAAAAGGAGTTTGTGTGACTTCTGTAGAATCACCAGAAGAACTCATACTTAAGAAACCACAAGTTGTTTTAGTTATTGATACACATGCAGATGTTAAAAAAGCATATGAAGAAGCAACATCGGTAATAGAAAGAGTTTAATGAAAGTACTAATTACTGGACATACTTCTGGTATTGGTAAAGCAATACTAGAAAATTGTCCTAGTGATTACGAAGTACGAGGTATTTCTCGTGCAACAGGCCACGACATTACTAATAATCTTGCAGAAGTTCTTGGTTTCATAAAAGAATATCAACCAGATATATTTTTCAATAATGTTTGGGGAGATGGTAATCAAAATCAAATTGCTACTTGGTTTGTAGATAGATTTGAAAAAGGTGTTATGATTACAACTGGTTCAATTCTTGGTTATACGTATTTAGTAGATAACCTTGATGGATTCTATGACCATTTAATAAGTCAACCATATATGCAATATAGTGATAACAAAGCAAAATTATTACTAGAAACATTTATGTGGAAATTAAGAAACAAAAAAGCAAAAGAAGTATATTGGACAAACTATAGTCTTGGTTTAACTAAAACTGGTTTAACAAATAGAGACTTAGATGGTAATTTCGACCCAACAAAACATAAAGACTATCCAATGTTAGACCCAGATGATGTTGCTAAAAGAATGTGGAAAGACATAGAAAATAAATTATACTTAGAGCAGTTTGAAGTCGCACTTGAACAAAACAGAAACTGGGAAGATAAAAATAGAGTGCCAGTTATCATGGACTTAATTACAAATATAGAACTTTATGGTGCATAAATGACTGAGTATAGCGAAAAGGTAGAACTACAAAGACTGATACTTGAAGTAGAAAAATGGGCGAAAGGCATTAGTTGTATACATTTTCATTCACTAACATCAATGCATTATGATACTGCAGAAACTAAAGCAGAACTAATAAAAAATGGACCAGTTACAGACACAACATACAATAATGGTCTTATTATTAGAACAAGAAATGATAAAGAAGTTTGTAGATTTGGTATAGAAAGAACAGGTGATGATTTAATAAATTGGTATGGCAGAAATAGTAATTAACAATTCTTATTATAACAATAAGTTAAATAATTTAATAGATGAATTTTATTCTTTAGATTACGATAACATGGATTATAATACAATTAGAGGCGATTTAGATAACGGTGAATATTATTGCTCTAGAGAATACTTAAATGATATTATGTCAAGAAATCACGATGGATATCCTGATGCTTATTATAATAGTTCTATAAGTAATGCATCTGAAAAAAATCCAAGTCTCTGGAAAGAATTTTATGAATATTACAAATACAAATTTCCACCAGAAATTGGTGCAAAACATAATGCTTTATTAAATTATTATCCACCAGGTGGATTTATAGGTTGGCATACAAATTGGAATGCATCTGCCTATCAAATGTTATTTACATACAGTTTAAAAGGCAACGGGTATTTTAATTATTTAGATAATAAAACAAATGAAATAGTCACTATACCAGATAAGAAAGGTTGGCAATGTCGTTGGTTTCATTTTGGCGAAGAGAATGACCCAGAAAATCATTGTTGGCATTCAGCATATACTTCGTGTGATAGATTTACAATGGCAGTAAAGTTTACTAACATAGATTATTTAAATGAAGTAATTGAAGACTTGACAACTAATGACAACTAGTGTATAATATAGGACAATGGCAAAAAAAATAAAATACAAATATGAGGAGAATGATAATATTCTTGAATTATTAAAATATGTTAACTCGACTTACGAGCAACATTATTCTAAAAACAAGTTTCAAGCAACTGAGTTTATCATTGATGGTGGTCATGGTGAAGGTTTTTGTATCGGTAATATTATGAAATATGCACAACGATATGGAAATAAGAATGGGTACAATAGACAAGACTTATTAAAAGTTATTCACTATGCCTTGATTATGCTTCACGTCCACGACAAGACTCATTCGAAACGATAAACTCTTTCATATCACTTATCCAATTTCGCATTCTTTGTGCCTGCTTTTCATGGAAGTTTTTGTTTTTTAAATCTTTCATAGATTGTTCAATATGAAAATCGTATAGTCTAGTCGCAAATGCAATTGCATCTTGATATGGCATACGAACTGAATTTGAAAAAGACCTCTCTACTTTTTTCATGGTGAATATATTTCTATTTTTTCTTCTTTACCTTTTACTTTAATTGTATCTAATTTTTTAAATAAAAAATCTTTACGACTATATCCATATTGACGAATAGAGTTTACAGTATCTAAACTGATAAGTATTCTATTGTTTTTATATTTGCCTCTGGCCGCTAGTGCTTCCAAACGAGCGGCGAGATTAACTGCATCTCCGATGACTGAATAATCAAATCGGGAAACAGAACCCATGTTGCCAACGATGCAGTCACCAGTATTAATACCAATGCCGACATTGATGCTAGGAAGATTTTTTCTTTTAAATTCATCTTGTATTATCTCTAGTTCTTGTTCTATTTCTACTGCAGAAATACATGCCATTTCTGCATGATACGTATTGTCTAATGGTGCATTCCAAAATGCCATTATACAATCACCCATGTATTTATCAATTGTGCCTCCATTACTTAGTATAATATTAGACGTTCTATCTAAAAAGTTATTAACTAATTCCACTAGACCTTCAGGGTCATCATTATTTTTGTAATGTTCTGATATTGGTGTAAACCCAACTATGTCCATAAAAAAGAATGTCATGTTCTTTTTCTCACCACCAAGTTTTAGTAGACTTGGGTCTTCTGCAAGTTTATCTACCATGTCTGGCGATAGATATGTTTTGAACTGACCTTTTATCATTTCTTTAAGTTTGTATGTCACGTAGTACTTGTTAAATGATGCATGTCCAAACACTAGAAGCGATGCCAATGACGTATACACTACATCAATAAGTAATAGAGCAGTATACCAATAATATAGTCCTGTTGCAACTATACCACCAATCATAGCAAGAGATAATATGCCACTTAAATACGTAGGCAATCTATATACCATAAGTAGTATCAATAACATACTCATTGTTAAAACAAGTATCTCTAATTGTTCAAGAAAGAAATGTCTTTGTATTTGTACACCACTTACAACAGTTTGAATTAAGTTTGCTTGAACATCATGTGGGTACATTGCACCCATTGGCGTTGGTATTGGATTTACTAATCCACCAGCAGATAAACCAATAATATACATTTGCCCATCTGGCATTGGTTCACCAAAAGAGATACGTTTAAAATTATTCCAATATGCAATTTGTATGTTAGAGTTAGGTGTAGTGGACATCTTATCTAGTTTACCCATTCTTACCCATTCAACACCTGCTTCTTTTACTTTCATTGCATAATTAGGTTGACGATTCCAAACACGTAAAGTTTCTAGTGCGAGAGAAGGATAAATATGACCATTTGCAATTACCATTAATGGTGCTTCACGAACTATACCATCAACACTTGGTGCCGCACTTACAACACCGACACCAACAGGATTTAATTCTTTTATGGGTGTAGAAATACCTTTATAAGTGTACAACCAGTCACTAGGGTCACCTTTACCTAGTTTACCAAAACCAAGAAAAGGTTTGTCGCCTTTATTAGATACGTTTGTAGGAATAGAAGATAATATAACTTCTCTTTTTGACATCGCATATGCAAGGTCATTGTCACCATCGAATCTATCGGGTTCAGTAAATCCCATGTTCATTACATACAAAGACAATGCCCCATTTGAAGTTAAAACTTTT